CGGGTCTTTGGTGGCCTTCTTCTCGGCGTTTAAAACCACCTCGGCGATCTCGCTGATGCTATCGACCGCCACTGATTCAAAGCCCTTGGCCTCAGCCGACTGCGTGAGCCACTGATAGGCATCGCGCAAATCAGCCATGTTGCCGACCTCAACATACGGCACATCAGCATCCGCAATACTCAGCAGACCGCCCTCGGCGCTTAAGATCACTGGGTTGGGCAGCGTCGGGATCAGGCTTGTTTTGCCTGCTCCGGCCTGGCCGTACACCAACAGCTTCACCGCTTGGGCCTCAGTCGCCCCGGTTCGTTTAAGTACAACAGCCATCAAAAACCCCCTGACAACCAAAAGAATAAAAACAAGGCGCCGGCCGCGCCGGTCGCCAGTACGATTAGGATTTCCATCCAAAGTGGGTCACGATCATTCATCCAAAGTTCTCCAGTAATCCCATTCAAACCCTTCGCAGTTCCAATCCGCAACATTCGCAACCTGCCGATCCATTTCGGCTTTCGTTTCCGTGTAGAAAAATTCGCCGTAATTGACCTTTACAAAAACGCTTTCGTCTTCCAGTAAATAGAATTCGCAATCCCAATCGTCTTCATACCTACCAGGAACCAACTGGTGATCTAGGTAGTAATTGCTCAGATATGACCGCACCAGCTTCGGGTGGCGGTCTACTGCGCGGTTCAGGCGTTGGGCAAAGTTCATTCCACCACCTCCAGCGGCGCCGGCTCGGTGCCGTCGGTGAACAAATTCACCAGCATTTGACGCCCTCCAATCGTCACCATGATCGTAAGAACCGTAAAATCGGGGTGAACAAGTTCACGCTGAACCCGCACCGAACGCACGTCATGAATGTTTATCGTGTCCATTTGTTGTTTCCCCTTTAATTAAACGTGGCACAGGCCAGCGCGAACCCGCGCAATCAGCGGGCCTTCGTTATCGTGAATGGCCGATTGAGCGTCCCAGTTCCAGACGCCCAACAAAACCAGCACTTCCTCGGCTCGGTAAATGCAACGCTTCTCGACTGCTAACTGATACGTCGTTGGCTGGCTGTGCGACCAGCAGCCGTTGTTACGCAGGCTGGTGACCACCCATTGATCGCCGTGGCTAATCAACTGGTGTCGTGTCTTGGCTTCGCGGATTGCGGCGGTGATGCTTTTCATGGTCTCTCTCTCCTGTTATCGGTGCGTGATTGCATCCGTGCATGCCCCCCGTGAGGGGCATGACCTGAGTCAGTCGGCTTGGTACGCGGCGATCGGCGTCGTCTCGGTCACGGTCACGACAACCGTACCCAGCGCACGGGCCAGCACCCGAGCACGTTTCTGCGTGCGCTGGCTGGCCGTGTCGGCAACCCAGACGCAGCGAACCTCTGGGCTTGATGCCCAGTACTCTGCGTACTTCTGCCCGCGGGCGGCTGCGGCCTCTCCGACCAGCCGCAACTGGTCGTTGGTCAGACCGTTTTCGTCTGACATCTCGAACTCGGGGCGGCGGCGGCCGTAGGTGCGCTGACCGGCCTTGCGGCCCAGAGTTTCTGACCATACGTCGCAGTCGAAGGCGAACGTATGGACTGCGTCCACCACGACGCCGATCTGCCCAATCGGCCGGTCGGCCGTGCAGATCTCGGCCTGATCGGCCAGCCCGTGCAGCGCACGGGCCTTGGCGAGCAGGGCGTGGACGCCTTGGCGCTTGCCACTGTACGCCTCCAGCCCGTGAAATGATTGCGAGACAGCCATGTCTCTCTCTCCTTGTTCGCACCGTCCGGCCATCGGTTCGTGCGATGTGGTTACTGTACCTAGTCCGTGCTACAGTGTCAACTGGTTTCATCAACAAAAAGCGAAAAATGACAACACAGGACGCTATCAAACATTTCGGCAGCCTGAAGAAACTTGCCGACGCCCTCGGAATCTGGCCCCAGGCGGTCTATAAATGGGGCGAACGACCGCCCTTAAGCAAGCAGTACGAGTTGGAGGTCAAAACCTCGGGGGCGCTGCGTGCAGACCGCGCTTGACGCCGCCCTCGCCTACGCCAGCTGGGGCTGGCCCGTCCTACCGATAGTGCCCAACGGCAAAGTCCCGGCCACCGCGCACGGCGTGCATGATGCGACCCTAGATGCAGACCAGATCCGCGCATGGTGGGGCGCTAACCCGCGCCTAAATGTGGGGATAGCAGCCGGCGCAGTGTCGGGGCTGGTGGTGTTTGACATCGACCCGCGTAATGGCGGCGATGACTCATGGGCGCAGTGGACGGCACTGCATGGCAACCCAGCCGACGGGCCTATGGCGCTCACCGCAGGCGGGGGGCAGCACTACCTCGCCCGGCACCAGCCAGGCGTCCGATCCTGCAAACTGCGCGATGGGATCGATCTGTTATCTGACGGCCGGTATTTCGTGGCCTACCCGTCCACCATCGAGGGCCGCAGTTACCAGTGGGAAGCCAGCAGCGACCCCTTTGACGGCCTGGCTACGCCCGCGATCCCCAACGGGTGGTGGCAGAGTATCGGCAGCGTGAAGAAAGCCGTTCCTGCGGCCTCCAATGGGCTTATACAGGGCAACCGCAACGCTGGCCTGACTAGCCTGGCCGGATCTATGCGGCAATTCGGCATGACCGAAGCCGAGATTTTGGCCGCTATCAGCATCGCTAACGAAACCCGCTGCGAGATCCCGCTGCCCAGCAGTGAAATACAGCAGATTGCCCGATCGGTAAGTAGATACGAGCCAGACCGGGATATTGCCGCAGATAGCGCGATCGGGAATGACGCAGCCGAGGCTTTGCTCTTGGCTTTGCACGAGGATCAAAGGTCGGACTACTACCTAACCCGCGCCACCTCGTTTCTCGGCCAGCCAGCGCCCGTCCCGTGGATCATCAAAGGGTGGCTCCCGGCCTATGGCACCTGCATGATCTATGGCGAGTCCGGGGTCGGTAAGACTTTTGTCGCGCTCGACATGGCCTGTTGCGTGGCAGCCGGCTTGCAGTGGCACGGCATTCGCGCAGCAGCTGGTGTGGTTGTTTATCTGGCCGGCGAGGGTAACTACGGAATGCGGCAGCGCGTGGCAGCCTGGTGCGTTAAAAATGGCATCGCCAAGCTGGATAACTTGCTTATCAGCAACAAAGCCATTGATTTAGATGCGCCAGACAGCGCGGCCCGAGTCATTGCAGCAGTGCGCGAGTTAACCAGCGACCCAGTGGCGGCCATCTACGTTGACACGCTAAACAACCACATGTCCGGCGATGAAAACGCGGCCAGGGACACGCGGGCTATGATCAATAGCTGCAACGTCGTGGCAAGCGCCCTGGGCGCCGCAATCGTGCTCGTCCACCACACCGGCCACGGCGCCGAGTCTAAGCAGCGTGCAAGGGGATCTAGCGCTTGGCGTGGGGCGCTAGATGCCAGCATCCTAGTGTCGGGCACGACCAGCGAGATCACGCTCACTTGCACGAAAATGAAAGATGCCCAAGCGCCGGCCGATTTGCATGGTTGCCTCGCCCCTGTCGATTTAGGTTGGTTTGACGAAGACGGGCAGGCCCTACCAGGCGCGGTGTTTGAGATGTTCCCACCGGGCGACCTGAGGAACCCGCAACCCAAAGGCGATAAACTCGCCGACCATCGTAAGGCGCTTGAGAGAGCATGGTTTGCCGGTGGCGCCGAGATGCTAGATGGAAAACCTTACGTCAGCCGAGAATCGTTCAAGGCTTGGCTGCTAGAACAAGGCATCAAAGAGTCCAGCGCAGACCAACAACTGAAAGGGTCTGCACGGCAGGGTTTAATGGTGCGCGATCTACTTGACGGTAAAATCATCGAGAAAGATGCAAAAGGTTGGGTGGTCATCGAGCCACAATTGATTCTAAAATTTATACCGTAACAGCGTACCGTACCGTACCAAAACGTAATTTGATACGGTCGGCTAAGGCGAGATTACCGTACCGTACCGTACCACCACCTTTAGGTGGTACGGATAGGTACGGTTCGTAGTGGGCAATTCACGCGGCAGAATGTCGCACGGGGAAAAAGATGGAAAAAGAAAAACAGAATCCAGAAAAGGGTAAACGTGGTGGTGCTCAACCCGGCGCAGGTCGGCCGGCGTTTGTGCCTTCCGAAAAGGATCGGACGCTCGCAGAACAGTTAGCAACCTGGGCGGTGGCCGAGCACCATATCGCTAAACTGATTGGTGACAACGGTGTCGACCTCAATACGCTTCGCAAGCACTTGGGCGAAGAGTTAGCCCGTGGTCGTGCGAAAGCAAGTATGGGGATTGGCTCGACCCTCTACCAAAAGGCTATGGCCGGCGATATCGCTGCGCTGATCTGGTGGTCTAAAGCGCAAATGCGCTGGGCAGAGCAACCAAAGGTAATCGAACTTACGGGCAACATTTCGATCACCGAGGCTCTAGCGGAGGCTAGGGCGCGGATCATCGACGTCGAGGATGTCGAGGACGCGCCAATGCTCTCGCACTCGCCTGGGCGGCGAGTCGAGAGCTTGGGGTTAGATGTCGAGCAGGACGGCGAGAAGTGCCGTCACGAGGACGGCAATGATTAGACTCATGCGCGGGCAATCGGAATTACCCGTCGGGCAATTGCGTCGGCTTTTTTGGCTCGCGTGCCGTGCGCGAGAAACCCAACGATCACTTTGCGATTGGCCCGCTGGCACAGGCCGCAGCTAAAGCAAGTAACGTCATCCCGCGTCTGCGCTGGGCAGATGACGATGTCGCGACCCTCTGGGGTGCGAGTTTTTTCGGCTGTGCCCAGCGGCACAACCACAGCGATTGGCAGACCGTGCGCGGCAAGACGATCAGCATGGCCGGCATCGTCGGCGGAAAGATTGACGGTGAATCCGCGCTGGGTAGCGAAACGCGCAAATTTGATTGCGCGATCGCTGTGCTTGTGTGTGTACGTGAAACCACGGCGATTACGGTTTGCTTCAACGAGTTTAGCCAGTGCCACGCCGTCGATATCTTCGTCGGCGCCGGGCAGATCGCCCGCGACGTTGAATCGCCAAAGGCTGTTCTGCGCAAGCTTGCGAATTTTGCCGGCCAGCTGGTCTATGTCAGACCCACGAACAGGCACTTTGTCCCATGCCAGACGGGTATGAAACCCGGCGTCTGCGTAGCACGATTCTTTCTGCCCGCATGATGACGGGCAAGTCTCTCGCTGACTGTACGTGACTGGAATAGGGCCGGTCTTGACGTTCGATGATTGGGCGACGAAGTGGATTTTCATTGTTTGCTCCGATTAGCGGGTAAGAGCCGACGCGCACGCGTCGAGGATGCAGATCGCTGATGCGATCGTGAACAGGGCGGTCAGTGCGGTCAGGGTGCGTTCAAGCATGGGACTCTCCAAAATTAGCGAACAGTGCAGCGCGCATTTCATTCCAATCATCAGTTGCGGCCATAAATTCCTCCGTGCCACAGCTGGGGTCGAACGCCTCATTGGAGCGCACTAGAAGAAACCGACCGTAGTCGCATCCCCACTCGCGAACCGCCGGGTCGGCGTAGTCGACCCACAGAAAATAGAACCCACAGGGCGACACGAATTTCGGCATGGCATCGTTGTGCCATGAGTCATCTCGCCAGCCCTTGGGCAGCTTGAACCCTTCTGGGTAGGTCCAATCGGGAAAGCAGGTTGTTGCGGTCATGTTGATCTCCGGTTGCGATGGATAAATCTTACCCCAATCTTGTCGCGCTGTGGAGAAAATGGCATAGGGACAAACCCCTATTGCCCTGGCGACCTTCCTGTGCTACCACGCGTCACGCTCGCGTGCCTGTGCGCCTGCGTGCCTGCGCCCGTGTGCGCGTCGCGTCTGCTAGTCGCGCGTGCTACGCTCGCGGAAAGGTCGGCGTCGAGATGGGGGGGGGAGGGCCGAGCCAGGCCGGTCACGCTAACGGTGCCCCCACACGAAATTTTTTTTACTATGCAAAAACCTAAATTTTCTGCCGAAGAAGAACAAACGCTAATGACCCAATTGTGGTCGCCTGAGGTCGCTGACGACCCAGAAAAGTTTGTTTTGTTTGCGTTTCCTTGGGGCAAGGAAAACACGCCGCTGTCCAAATTCAAGGGGCCGCGCAAATGGCAGCGCGATGTGCTGCGAGTGATTGCAAGGCACATTAAGGACAACAAGGGCAAGGTGGACATGGACGCCCTGCGCCAGGCGGTGTCCAGCGGGCGGGGGATTGGCAAGTCGGCGCTGGTGAGTTGGCTGGTGCTGTGGATGCTGACTACGCGGATTGGCTCAACGGTGATTGTGAGTGCAAACAGCGAGGCGCAGTTGCGCTCGGTGACTTGGGGTGAGTTGACCAAGTGGCAGGCGATGATTATCAACAACCACTGGTGGGAGATCAGCGCGACCAAACTGATGCCGGCGCAGTGGGTGTGCGACCTGGTGGAAAGGGATTTGAAGAAAGGCACCCGGTACTGGGCTGCAGAAGGAAAGTTATGGAGTGAGGAAAACCCGGATAGCTACGCGGGTGTCCACAACCATGACGGGATGATGCTGATCTTTGACGAAGCCAGCGGTATTCCTGATCCGATCTGGTCGGTGGGTGCGGGCTTTTTCACGGAGAATATCCTTGATCGATATTGGTTTGCTTTCAGCAATCCTCGGCGTAATCGGGGGTATTTTTTCGAGTGTTTTAATGCCAAGCGCGAGTTTTGGAAGTCAATGCAAATTGACTCGCGCACGGTGGAGGACACGGACAAGCGGATTTATGAGCAAATCATTGCGGAGTACGGGTCGGACAGTCAGCAGGCGAGGGTTGAGGTTTACGGAGAGTTCCCGGAGAGTGGCGAGGATCAGTTCATTTCGCCGGTAGTGGTTGATGATGCTATGTCGCGGGACAAGTACAAGGACTTGACGGCGCCGATTGTGATTGGTGTTGACCCGGCACGGGGTGGTTTGGACTCGACGGTGATTGTGGTAAGGCAGGGCCGGGACATTGTGGCGATCAAGCGGTACAAGGGCGAGGACACAATGGCCGTGGTGGGCCGGGTGATTGATGCGATTGAGGAATACAAGCCCACGCTGACGGTTATTGATGA